CTATAGCGTCATCGATAGCCTGCTGAATACCTGCGCTGTTAAACACGCTTGAAAGGAATCCGCCGCCCATTGGATTTGGCGTCAAGGGCACCGGATCTCCTACTGGCATCGTGGATACCGTAGGCTCTTGACCACTCATAAACAAAGCATACTCAGCGTTAGTAACGGCCCCGTCGTTATTAAGATCTGCGCCCTGTTGGGTCGCAAAAGCCTGATTTGCCGCGGCCTCTTGCTGTGTCATGCCCCTATTTCCCATCAACTCAGCGATTCGTGCCTCTAAAGGGCTCATCGCGGCTGGGTCTGATCCGCCTGTGGCGCTTTGCACAGTATCCAAAAGGTTGGTAAAAGTGTCAGCCGGTGTCGCGGGCGTGGGGTCTGCGGGCATGACTCCGCCAGTGACGTCTGGAACCACTTCATCATCCGTAGGCGCCTGCCGCGTCGCTGGATTCTCCATCAAATATTTATATTGATCGTAGGGGTTTGGCGTAAAAGAATCGAGAACGCGCTGTCTGTCCGCAATGACCTGCTGGACAAGACCGCCTTGATTCATTGTAGGAATACTTCCCCTCATGTCCGAATCGTCCAATGCACGGCCTCGTTGAAAATACTGACTCAAGTCACTGAGAGGTAAACCGCTTTTCCCCCCTACGCCGCCGCGGTTTGTCGCGAGGCTTGAGGGCATCATGCCGCTCATGCCGCCCGTGGAGGCACCACGAGGGCCTACACCTGCGCCCCCACCCGCCTGATAGGGACCTTGCAACATAGAAATTATCTCTGGGCCATATCTCAATGCGGCGCCAAGGCCGGGATTCATAAGACCGATAATGCCTGCGGCCGCTGTGCGTGGATTGGAATAACTGTCTGCTATAGGCTTCAGTAATTCGAAAAACTCGTCTCTCATGCCCATGGCATCACCTCGTCAAAAATTGTAGCTACCAAGCCTTGCACGACCAGTATCTGGCCGAAAACTTGTCTTTTGCCGTGTCGCATTTGTGCCGCGCACGGAAGGATTTACGTCTAGCAGGCTGACTTTTTTTGATCGTCATCTTGCTATCTCCGTACCTGACCAGCTTGACCTCATTTCCCTTTTTGGCAAGAACCGCACTTTTCTTGGCTTTGCCTGGCGTTCGTTTCGGCTTGTTGTAGCCAGCAAAAGTCTCCCCTCTGTACTGGAGTCGCCCAGAGGGGAGTCGTTTTACATCTTTGGTCGTTGCCATAATTAACCGTAACTCTTGATAAGCTCCAGAATAATCATGTAGCTATCGCCGCTCGAATGTCCGACCGTCGTGAAATCCAAGTCGCCAGTTTTGCCAGAGCCCGCGTTATTTGGGATACCGGAAAAATTAGAATAGTCGTGATGACCATTGGAGTTTTCTGACAAGCCGATAGCCAGCACGTTGGTAGAGGCGTCAAATTCTATCTTGACGCTCATACCAGTACACTGCCACCAAATCTTGTTGATTGTGACGGCGGTGCAAGCCTCACCGCGGGTGTTTGATGTCAAGGCAGAAACATCTACCTTTTTTACGGCCGACTCACCAGTGCCATCGCTGGCATTGGTGAATTTCAAGACGGCTTTGCGTTCACCGTCTTGAATGGTTTGCGAAGTGACTGCATCAGCCATTTGGAACCTCCAATTTAGAGTTCAGTGCTGGCTGTGCGCTCTTTCATCGCCGTGACGTAATCTACGGTCAGGACTTTTGCCGCCGCCGCGCCATTCTGAATACCAAAAGAAACCGTCAGATCTTCATCGTCAGGCGCGTTTGTAGACGCTACGGTGCCGACCTCAGTGTTGTTCTGATAGACGTGGAACTTCTGGCTTTTCGGGTCATACATAAAGCCGACAGTCATAAAAGTATCGTCGGCCATCGCGGTTGGCAAATCCAAAGTGCTCTGTGTACCGTCCTTTTCTACGATAAAGGTCAGAGTAGTTGACCCGTCTGTAAGCAAGAAAAAGATGCCATCGGATACATCCAGCGGGCTGGTGTCCGTGATCTGCAAACCCATCACCACATCTGAGGCATCTGCGTCAGAGGTTTTGAATCGAGCGTTGAAGGCCAACTGTTTGCCAGCCTCATACTTGAAGCCTTCCTTAACAAGCTGAAGAAAGTCGTTGTCGTTGTCCGCGTCATCGTTCGTGATGACTAGGAGCCCGCCATCACCATCGCCGAGCGCTTCAGAGGCATTGCCAGAGCCGCCCTCAGTGGTGGTAATTGTCCAGTCGGATGCCAGATAGGTGTCAAAGTCGTTGTGGTAAACGTGATATTTGGCTGGGGCAGGCATTTTTGCTCTGCCAAGAGTGCTTCCTGCGCCGACGTTAGTGACGCCAGAGGTAAAGTGGGTTGTCATAACAGTTCTCCTTCTGAACCAGTCATCGCCCTATGCAATGACCATTAGACTCCATCAGTTTACTCCGCAAAAAAAATAAAAAAAAGGGGCCCGAAGGCCCCAATACTCTTAGGAGTCGAGCTTGAATTAAGCTCCTTGTGAGCCGTATACCCCACGCCAATCGGAGAAGCCGAAGCTATAACGCTCACGGGCCTTGTACCGAATGTTGTCAGTGGAGAAGTCAGGCTCCATGCTGGTTTCCATCGCTGTTCGCTGGAACATCTTGAGTCCTTCACCCGCATCCGTGACCGAAGTCAGGATAAAGAAGGCATCTGGGTCAGCCAAGTAATGATTGACCGTGTAGCCTTGCGGAAGAACGCCAGTGTTACGAATAGCGTTGACGTCGTTGTCAGCAGTGCCCGGACGCAAAGTTGAGTTCAGGATTCTGTCAGCAACGAAAACCAACTGAGGTGGTACAACCAGCTTGGTCGCTTGGACCGAGATAGTCAGACCGCGATCATCAGTGAAAGTGCTGATGTCAATCAGCGCATCTTCCAGAGAAGTCTCGTTTAGGTCAGCCATCGTGGTCGCACGATTAGCCAAGGTGCCGCCGCCCGCAAGCGGGTGAGCGGTTGAGATCAACGGTTGCCCGTCACCTCCAGCAAAGCTGGAGCTGAAAGCATTGTTGAGAACATCTGCACCCTTTACTTCCTTGGTGTTTGCCATGGATCGCGCAAGCGCTTTCACATAACGGCGACCAAGAGAGTCGTACAGATTATCCTCGACGGCTTCACTCGTGAGACTGAAGGCCAGGGCAATCGTATCGTGCGTATACCGGGCGGTAAAACCTTCAGATGCGGTGTCGAAAGTAACGCCAGCACCCTCAGTTTTTGTCGGCGCAGAGCCGAAACCCGTAATCAAAACCTCTTCTTCAAAGGCACGCTCGGAGTCTTCGATAGCGAAGATTTCCTCGTACTCTCTGTCGTAAGAGTCATAACTCATACCAAACAGCGCGTTGAGACCCGGCTCAAGCTCTTTGGCTAATTGGGCTCGTGAAATAGCCATGTTTTAGCCTCCTTATGCTAAGCCAGCGCCTTTGACACCCGCGATATGGTTTTGAATTACAACCATAACATTGGTGTTTGCGCTTGCTACGTCTGAGTTGTCAGGATCCTGACTGATGTCAATGGCCTTGAGCGGCAACGTCGTGGTGGTAGCACCAGTCGTTACGTCCAACTCCATATTTGATCTGCCAGAGCTAGTGTCACCCGTTGTGCTTTGGTCAACGATGTCAAAGTTGCCGAAAAGGTCGGCTACTGGGAACGTATCGTCTGCCTGCACTTCGAAAACCACATTTGGATCATCAACTACAAAAGCGATGATGTCATCTGCGGCTACCGCGCCGGGGTAGTGGTTTGAAAAAATCTGCTCTTTAGAGGTTGGGTCCGTGTACTGAACGCCGTTGAATACTCCTACAACGGGCACAGTGGAACTAGCGGCCGCTCGTGAAACAGTACCGCCAGTCAGTTGCTTAACCAAGTCGCCTTGGAAAATAGCGCCTGACTGATTGTTGGCGATTCTATAACGAGACTGACCACCAGAAAACGGAGCGCCACCCATCATTCGAGCAGGCTTTAGTCCAAAAGCGGCATCTTTATTTGCCATATCGGAACTCTCCTATTTTACTGCTTGCCAAAGGATACACGGCTTGAGCGGCTAGGATCGTACTTAACATATCGAGAATCTTGAGCGGCCTCGTTGAACATATTGTTATCCAACGCGGCCGTCGCTGTTTCGGTCTTCTCAGCGTAATATTCATTGCGCTCTCTGACCGTATCCTCGGGGATCTTCGCCAACAACAAACCTTCGTTATACACAACGCCTTCGTGTCGGCCGTTATCTAGCGTGGGCAGTTCAAACTCTGGAGGGAGATCGGTGCCGCGCACCAACTCCCATCCTTCGCGCAGACGTCGCGAAACATTCGCTCTGTCTTCACTGCCTAGCATCGACTCTCTGATCCATCGGTAAACATAACCGGGAGGAGCAGGGGGAGTCTCCAACTTCCGCACTGGGCGCCATGGTTGTCGCCGAGCCTGATTAACGTGCGCTCCGCTGTCACGGCTAGAACGTGTGCTCTTTTTTGTTTCAGACATTAGTTAGCCCTCTGTTGGATTTTTTGCTTCTCTTTCGCCACTGTCTTGATCCATTGATCGTCCGACATATTGTGCGGCTTCAATCCGCGAATCCGTTCGAGTTCGCTATTGCTAAAACGAACACCGTCCTTTTTCACTCGTGTTTGTGATCGACCACTACTTTGGGCGGAGGCAACTCGTTGCACGGCGGGTTGATCCTCACTTTGCTCGATCTGTTCTGGCGAAGCCTCGCGACTCTGCCTTGGTAGATTAGGATAAGCTCTTTCGACACGGGAATCTAGTGCCTGATAATAATCCTCTGAATCGGGCTCATAGCCCTCGCTGATGAGATTGTAGTGAGTAAAGTAAGCAAACTGAGTCGCTTGCTTGTGATCTTCACTCTCACCGTCGCCATACCATGGATTGGCTTCATGCCAAGCTAACGCTTCTTTCGTCGGCTCTTGCGGCTGGAGCTGTTCTTGGCCTTGGGGGGCTTGTTCTTGATAGGGCTGATATTGTTCTTGTTGCTGGGCTTGGGCTTCTTTTCTGGCTTTGGCGGTGTTGAGTTTTTCTTTGCGAATGGCCACTTCGTTTTTAAGAGTTGTAGCTTTTGATTGCAAATCTGCATCACCGCTCTGAACTGCTTGACGATAAATTTCATCTACCTGTGCCTCTTGAGCTTTTATTTTTTCTTCTTCCGCCGTTAGGGCGGCAGTTTCGTGGGAGGCGGCAATATTTCTATATTGATAAAGCTGTTGCTCGCGCTCTTGGGCAAGCCGCTCTGCCGCGGCCGCTCTCTCTTCTGCTTCTCGCGCCCTCGCGTTAAGTTTATTCACGCGGCGAGAAACCCGCTTCGAATACTCGTTCAGCTCGTCATCTGACTGTTGCGGCTGTTCCGCCTCATCTGCGATTTCGATCTGAATCTCTTCTTCGGCCTGCTGGCTCTCGTTCTCAATCATAAAATGCTCACTATATCGTCAGGGTTAAGGATTGTACCGATTACTTCGTCATCGTTAATAATTCTGACCTCGGCGCCGTCTTCCAGCTTAAACCTAGCGCCAGAATAGCGGCCGATCAAAACCCACTGCTTTTCTTGGCACCATGGCGTGTCGCCATACTTTTCCGTGTCGTTATAGCAAAGGGGGCCCATTTTCACTACATAGGCAACCACGGTCGCAAGTGCCTCGCGATCCACTGTTGATTTTGTAAGGTGAATGCCGCCCTTGGTTTTTGCTACGCCTGCCCATGGCAGTACAAGCATTCGCCAGCCCGTGGGATCTGGCATCCGCTCGATTGCGCTTTTTTCAAGAATAGTTGGATCAAGTACAACCTGATCCGCCGATACATAGGCTTCTTCCGCTCCCATTAGCTCCCCTTAAAGTGCTCAGAAATAGTCTCTTCTATTAAGGTTAGCGCATTGATCTCGCCTTGTATACTCTTGTACATCTCCATGTCAGAAAGCCTGCCGCCCATCAAGGTCTCTTGAATAAGCTCCTTTCTGTCTTCGATGGTCTTTTTGATTCGATTTGCTAAGTCAACGTCATCCATCAATCAATCTCGTAAAATCCAAGGCCCTTCGTGGCCGCTCCGCCGCCGCGGATTTTTTTCTTTACGCGCTTTACTTCGCCGCCGTTTTTCATCTTCGCGGTCTTCATTGCGATAGCAACAGCCTGCTTGTGCGGCTTGCCAGACTTCATCTCGGTTTTGATGTTGTCACTAATGGCTTTTTGGGATTTTCCTTTCTTTAACGGCATCGTGGGCCTCCTATAAGCGAATGCCATACTTTGCTTGAAGCTCAAGCAGTTTCAGGTCTGTCTGGGTTTTGAGACGATCCATGGCCAAATCCATCTTCTCGTCGTTGTTGTCCTTGGTGGCGTCGATTCGCTGTTTCGCTAACTCAGCCTCAAGGAGTTTTTCATTGGCACGAGCCTGCTCTTTTTGTTGGAACTGACTCTGGTCCTGCTGAAGCTCTGCCGCTCTAATATCCAGTTCTTGCTGTCTGATTGCCACCAGCGGATCCTCTGCATCACCCTGTCCGATACTGACCAATAGCTCCTGAGTGAGCTGGGCCAAGATCGGGGCAGAAACTTGCTCAATCATCGCCGTCATCTCTTGTTGCATCGGCGCCAAAACTTCGGGCGGGACTTGGCCCGATTGAGCCAACTGCTCCATTTGCTCCATTTGTTGAAGGATTTCCGGCGGCAGTTGCTGTGTGGCCATGTCAGTGGCCATAAATTGTAGGTGTTGCATCATGTGGGCGATGATCGTGCCCTGAAGTGGCGGCTGTCCCTTCACAAGCTCGGTGAGAAACAGACTGCGGTGAGCGTCAATGTGCGCTCTATGGTTCTGTTGCGGAAACGCTGTGGCGGGGGTGCCAATCATAAAGCCAGAGTTTTCTATGCCCGCATCCGTGACTTGTGGTGGAGGAGGCGGGGCGGGTGGTTGGAGCAAGCCCTCAACATTATCAATCCCCAGCGCCGCATACATACGTCTATAAGCCTCATACATTCCCTGCGGCCCATGGATCTGAGGATTTGATTGCACAAGCTGTAAAAGCTCCTGAGCCATGGTGATCCGCTGGCTCTGGCTGAAGATATTGGGATCGCTTACGGGTATGACGTCGATTCTGCCATCGAAGTCCTGCACCTTAATCTCAGATGGCCCAGATCCGGTCTGATACGGGTAGCTCGGGGGCAAAAACTCTGCAAAAACGCGGGCCAGTAATTGAAACTCTATTTTTTGACTGTAATGAAGCCGCTTGTGGATAGCAGACATGACCTTGGTGCCGCGCTCTAGCAAAGCGACAGTTGTGCCCACCGGCATGGCCTGATTCATGTCTCCCACGTTCATGTCGGCAATGGAGGCGAATCGTTTCCCAGAATCCACCAGCAGGCCGAGCAAGCTCATCAGTACATTGCTCGGCTCTTTAATAGGCAGAGGTATCAAGTTCTCTCGGAGATTGCCGCCAGTTGTGTCAATATCACGGAACTCGCCCGGCTGAAGCGGCTCATCCTCGTCTCTAATGCGCATACCGCGAGCCTTGAAACCCGCAGGTAGGTTTGCCAAGGTTCCAGCGTCAATCAATTGGCGCAAAATCGAGGTGCTTGCTTTTGCAAGACCGCCAATCATGTGGCTCAGGCCAAGGCCGTAAAAACCAAGACCCGGCAAGAATTTATACTGCACAAAATAGTTTATTTTCGTTTTCAGAGCGTCCGTTTCTAAATAATTACGCCTGATAGAAAGAACTTTTTGGCTCACATCGTCTATTGTCACGATGTAAGGCAGTTTCAGTCCGGTGGGCTGGCCATCCGCGCCGACATCCTCAAAACCGGGCAAATCGAGGACCGTGTGGACCTCGTAAACGGTATGGTCGCGAGTATTTTTACTGCTCGGCTCCATACCCTCGATAGAGTCAATCTCTTCTTCGATCTCTGATCGTGAGAAGGCGTACCCACCATCAGAGATGTTGATGTCCGCATAGAATCCGTTGAGCTGTTGCTTGCGAATTTCGTTTTTGGACATCTGGAGCACATGAGTTACGCGCTCTGCGGTAAAAAGGTCGGATGCTTCGTAAGGGACAATAAGATCTTGCGGCTCGATGAATTTTGACATGGCACGATTGACTGCCGTGTCAAAGTATACTTTTTTGAACGCAGATCCCGCGAGCGGCAGATAAAACAACAGCATATCCAGCTCTGGATCAAACTCCTGCATCACATTTAGGATGTAGAAGTTCATAAACTCCTCGACACGAGAGGCCTGCGCGTCTGATTCGGGAGTTCGAGCACCCACCACTTCCGTCTTGACTGGACCCTTTGCGGGGAGCATCTCCTTATATGCCTGCGCTTGGAACTGAGTCACGGCTTCGGCAAGGATTGGATGAATGACGCCAGTGGATCCTTGGAAGGGAGAGGATCGGGCCTCATCAAATTTCATGCCTAAGTATTTCAGACCGTCAACGTAAGTCTTTTCCCAGTCAGCACGGCTTTCTTTATCAGAGTCAATGCCAGCCAAAATCTCTTTTGAGATTACCATCAAGTCAACGTCATCAATTTCGTCAACCAGATTTGCATTGAATGCCGTTTGAGGCATCTCCATCTGAGGGGCATCGATTTCGTCATCGACCAATATCGCATCATCCGCGACCAGTATTTCTGCCGCCGCACGGATTTGATCTTGGCGAGTCGGCTCTGGAGTTACCTCCATTGCGTTGCCCATGGGCATCACGTTTGGGTCTGAATCTGTGCCGAGTTCTCTTTTTTCGATAGCCATCAGTAATAAACCTTTCTATCACGCCTCATCGGGTGCATTTCCACTTGGTAATCGTCTCCAAGTGACAGAAAACCGCCTTGTCTAAACCTCATCAACGCCATCGTAGCCGAGTCACAATAGTCATCATGGTCTCCATACGGAAAAGAAGCCATTTCTTCGATGACTTCCTCTGCAAAAGCCTCTTCTGGAGCCCAAACCATGCCAGACTCAAAAATAGGGGCGACAGAGTTCATTCTCGCAATCTTATCCTGCCCTCGACTGGGTGTATAGGCGGTAACAGGAATACCAATTCGCCGCAACTCTTGGGTTAGGGGCGTTCCAGTAGCCTTTGCCTCAATCAGAACGCAGTCAGGCTCCCAATACTTATATTCTTCCCACGCGAGCTTTTTAAGTTCTGGGAAATCAGCCCTCACACGTTTTGCGTCGAGCAAAATAATCGCATCGGGCTCCCCGTCTCGTGGTTTAAAGACCGCCCACGTCGTAATAGCGCTGTAGTCCGCTGTTTCTTTCTTCGAAAAGGCGGTGTCATAACTTTGAATGACGTATTCGTACTCAGGGACATAATCAGGCTCCCACTTGTTCCACCATTCTCTCTTTACAATTGACCCCTCTTCCGCTGTCGGGTCTTGCATCCACTGCGCATTCCATTTTGACAGTGGCAAAGACGCTTTTACGGACAAAAGCTCCTCTTTTTTCCAAAATTCTGGCCAGAGCGGCGTGTCAGATTCGGGCATGATTGCTGGAAACTCCACAATTTCCCACTGATCTGCATAATCATCGCCCTGCTTTTTCAAGACGCGGCCCACGAGGTCCTTGGTGCTCCAGCGAGTCATTACGATCACGATAGTACCGCCCGGTTGCAGGCGCTGACGGGGGCCAGAGGTGTACCACTCGTAGACCGAATCCATGGCGGTCGGGCTCAAAGCGTCTTGCTCCGATACTGGATCGTCAATGATAAGTAGATCAGCGCCGCGGCCCGTGATTGCGCCGCCGACACCTGCGTAAAATGATTCACCACCCTTGCTGGTTGTCCATCGACCCGCTGATTTGTTGTCCGCCTGTAGCTTCAGATCGGGGAAAACAGTCTGATATTCATCGGAGTCGATGATATTCCGTACTCTACGGCCAAATCTGACTGCTAATTCAGCAGTGTGGGTGGTCTGAATAATTTTGAGGTCGCCTCTGAGCCCCATCATCCATGCTGGGAAGAAGGTGGAGGCAAATTCAGACTTGGTATGACGAGGGGGTAAGCAGACAATAAGCCGTTTGAGCTTGCCTTGGGCAATCCGATTGAATTTTTCACCAATGATGCGGTGATGGCGCCCTTCGACAAACTCGGGCCACTGGCTTTTTACAAAGCGGATAAAATCTTTTTGACAGTCTTCCTGTCGCTCGATTGTCTCGTAGCGCTGAAGCAGGGCCAGAGCCTCTTGCTTCTCTTGGTCAGAAAGAATATCAAAGTCTTTAAGGGCTAAATTAGACATCCTTCCAGTCGAGCCCCTGCCAAAGCAGACCCTCGGCCTTGCGGCGCCTCTTGAGACCCTCCAAGACTTTGCCGTCGGATCTGTTCCAGCGTGCCATTTCACTGGGCACTTCTTCGTAGTGTCCCTGATTGAGCTTCCTGAGCAACGTGCTTTCCCTAAGATTTGTTGGGCCCAGATTGAAGGTCCAAGAAACGAGCGCATCGAATTGATCTTGATTCAAACTTACTTCGACCAGACGATCTACATAACCTTCGAAGTGCTTCAAATCTTCAAGAAGAAGATATTCCGCCTTATCATCGGTAATTTCGTCGCCCTCTCTGACACCCCTTGTGTGGCCATATCCAATTGTCCACACATTTGCACTACATTGGTATGCTTTTGTCTCACAGCCTTCGAAATGCTTGATGAGGTCTATTCCCTCTGGGGATGTTCTCATTCTTTTTTACCGAGAAACAATCCAAAGGCGCCCGTGAGTGCCCCTGTCATAACGGATACCAAGGCCGCTTGCTCTGGATTTGGATCTGGCAGGGACATGAACCATTCAACAGTCCTGTACGTCATCGCGATCATGGCGAACATCAAAATGCGTGGGATGATGCGCCATGCGTTCAACTGCTCTGGTGTCACTTCTCTCTCGCTACCTGCTTCGTCTTTTCGAAGGTCCGAAGTCCACCCAGACCGAGCATACCGAGAAGCACGGTGAGCAGGCTTTCCATCTCAAACACGGGGAGCGGAGGAGCGTCTACGCCAGCGAATGTGATGACGAAAACAGCAATAGGCTGACCCACGAAATGCCAAGCCAAGGCCACGCCGCAGGTCCAGCCGACAAACGGCCTCCATCCGGCAACGAACATTGACTTATGCGCCGCTTCTGCCTTGTTAATTTCAATCTGACCTTTCGCCAGTTCTTGCGCATGGCGCTCTGACATCGTGGCGATTTCATGGGCCAGTTTTTGTTTGGTGTCTGCATCTGGAATGAACTTATCCAGTAAGCCGGTGACGGGCCCAATGAGTGCTTGAAGCATCAGTCATCCTCCTTGACAAAGCGGCCTTTCTTATCCCGCTTGCGCCTTTTCTGGAAAACGTCCTGCACAGTATCGGTTTCCCATATCCTTATGGCTGTCCACAAAATCGTGAGCAAAGCGGCAAGAGCGGGGAGGACGCCAGCGAGTGCCCCCACTGTCGTTGCCACAGAAACTGTATCTACAATTTGTTTAGAAGGCTCATCCAGCATTTTACGCTCTCCCCGTAATCGCCTGTACAATTATCCAGATTATGTAACCTGCCACGCCTGCAAGAATAGCAATCCACAGAGATTTTACCAGCGCATCTTTAGCTTCCTGTTGAGCGTAAACCTCGCGCTTTCTTTGCTCTTGCACTTCCTTCATGCAATTACGATATTCTTCAACACCTTCATTGCCATAGGCGTAACGTAATAGTTGCAATAACTCTTTACGCTGGTTGTCTATGCGCTTTCTGTGCGCAAACAATTCAGCCGCTTCAGCCTCTACGGAAGAGGCAAATACGATTTGCTTTAATGGGTTTGTGCGCTTCTTGTGTCTCTGGCTTGCGTAAAGAACATCACTCGCATGGCCTTGCCAGCGAGCCACAACTTGGAAAGTGTCTTCGATACTCTTACCGGCCTCTATAAAGGCTCTGACCCCCGCATAAGCCTTGGTAGCCGCCGCCACCGCTGTCAAAGGGTCAACCATCGGGAACCTCGTAGATCACATACGGATCACAATACGACGTAAAGTAAGGCAGATACCAAGTGTATGTCTGCTCTGACTCGCTGTTTAGCTCCCTGTATTTACAAATTCGGTAATGCTCTAACCGCGTTCTACTGCCTATCGCCCAAGTATAGGTGTAAGTGTCCAGCACCAAATACAGGACGATAACTTCCACATATCACGCATTAGGATCGACCCAATCGGGGTTTGCAACCCACTTGGGGTCTGCCGAAGGATCGTAGGTATACCGATTGCCTGACCAGTTGCTAGGCGCATCTGTCACGCTCTCAGTAAGCGTAGCGTTACTGGAGTTGAGGTCAGCAATGTAAAAATCCGGTGAGGACGGGTCGCCAACCGTAATCTTGTCAGATGCCATAGCTACAGCCTTGCTGTCTTCAAACAGGTACTTGGATAGCTTGGTTGAGTTTTCGGTGATGGTTTTCATGGTTTATCCCTTTACTAATATCTCAGTTGCTGAAACTGCTGTGCCTGCCGTCACAGATGGTGAATCGGCAGTGGTGCCTATTGTGCCATCAGTCTGTACAAAATACGTCTGCCCTGCGGTCAAGCTGGTCTGTTTGTCGTTGACTGAGCCGCCCAGCTGAATTGTTGCTAGGCCATTGTCGGTACAGTCGTTTTCCGCGAAGCCAATAAAGTTTTCTGAGGTTAGGTTTGTTGATGACGCTTTGAAAACAATGGCAGTTCCGTAATCAGAATTTCCGCCGTCCCTATAAGCTATGACAGTCCTGTTCGCGTTGGAGTCATAAGCGGCAGATACATAATTAACACCTGCGCTCTCAAATACTGTTGCACTACTAAAACTAATAGAAGTACCGCTGACCGTTGCCTCTACGAGAGTGCCGTGGCTAGAATTTCCTTTATCTTCATAAGCTATAACGACTTTTTGCGCGTTAGAGTCATAAACGGCGGCACATTGATCAACTTCCGCACTTTCAAATACAGCAGACGAGCCGAACGAAATACTTGTACCGCTGACCGTTCCCACGATAGCAGTGCCTTCATCAGCCGCATTATTTTGGTAGGCAATCACCACTTTTTGAGCACTAGCATCGTAAGCGGCTGAAATTTCAAGTGAAGTTGAAGCTTGAAATACTACCGCTGAACCAAAACTAATCGACGTGCCACTTACCGTCCCAACAATCGCAGTTCCGTGGCTAGAGTTTCCCTCGTCTTGATAGGCTATGACGACCTTCTGAGCGTTAGAGTCATAAACAATTGTGTTGAATTCCACTGCCGCACTTTCAAATACAGCGGCGCTACCAAAGCTGATCGATGTGCCACTAACCGTCCCCACGATGGCAGTGCCGTGATTAGAGTTTGCATTGTCGGCGTAAGCAATTACCACCTTTCCGGCGTTAGCATCGTAAGCGATTGATTGGCTGGGGGAGTTGGCGCTTTCATATACAGTAGGGCTTCCGAAACTAATTGAAGTCCCACTGACGGTTCCAACAATTGCGGTTCCGTAATTAGAGTTACCCCCATCGCCATAAGATATAACCACCTTGTTATTAGACGAGTCGAAAGTAGACGCTATCGGGCTAGTCGATGCACTCTCAAATACGACAGCAGTACCAAAACTGATTGAGTTGTCACTTGTATCTATCGTGCCAACGATAGAAGTTCCGTAGTAAGAATTTCCCGCATCGTTATAGGATATGACTACTTTTTGGGCGTTAGAGTCGTAAGCAACTGATGTGTCTACAAGACTTGCGCTCTCAAACACTACCGCCGTGCCTGACGCCGCGGCAGACGTAGCCGCCTGTGCCACATCACCATCTGCCTCAATAATGCACGGCTTCCCAGCAGTGATCGCACCCTCCGCCGTCAACTGAACAGTGCTGGCTGGTAGATTAAGCTGTCTGCCTAGATAACTCATGTCAGCCCTTCACTATCAGTTTGGTGGATGTAACGGCAGTACCAGCAGTAACGCTGGGGCTATCTGCTGTGAGAGCCAGTGTACCGTCACCCTGCACAAAGTATGTCTGACCGGGCGTCAAGCTAGACTGATCTGGGCTAACCCCACCCTTAATAAGCACGGTAGCTGTTTCTGTGTCAGCCGCCGCATACTCTGCGATGCCTATGTAGTTTTCGGAGGTAAGGTTTGTAGAGGCAGTTTGAATGACAACTGACGTAAAGTAATTGCTTCTGCCATTGTCATAAAAATTACTTATCAGCCTGTCAGATGTCGTGTCGTAAACCACGCCAAAATTATAAGAATCCCCAGACTCAAAGTTAAGTCTGTCTCCAAAAGATATGCTAGTACCACTCACCGTGCCTACTTTCATACAGCCGCCAGTGCCGCTGATGTTGTAATTCACACACGCAAATGAATTGTCTGGATCAAAAACGGAAGCCTGTTTGTTGTTACCCAAGGTGACGGCGTTAGACTCAAAAACTACCTCCGACCCAAAAGATATGCTGGTTCCACTCACGGTGCCGACAATAGCCGTTCCGTAATTGCTATTAGCACTATCTCTGTAAAAAACCACAACCTTGTTGTTTGTGGTATCAAAAACGCAATTAGTCTGTGCGGTACTTGCGGCGTTGAATGTCACCTCAGACCCAAAAGATATGCTGGTTCCCGATACCGTACCCACTACCGCAATGCCGTGACTGGCACTATCGTCTTGGTAAGAAATAACAACCTTGTTGTTTGAGCTGTCAAAACACATTCCTATGTTGTCTGTGGTGCCCGTGCTATTAAATGCTGTGCCACTGCCAAAACTGATATTCGTCCCAGACACCGTGCCAACAAAACCGTATCCGTTCCCGCTGTCACTATTGTTGCGGGATGCAATTACAACTTTGTTCGCATTGGTATCGTAAGTTATTTGCTTGTCGCTTCCTGCGGCGGAAAGAAAAACAGTAGCTGTCCCAAAGCTAATGGTCGATCCACTAACAGTGCCTACTCTGCACGTTCCGTAATTGCTGTTGCTACGATCTCTGTAAGCAACTATTACCTTGCTGTTATCGGGATCGTAAATAGCACAAACGTCCTCAACAAGTGGATCATCTCCAACAGTTTGGCCCGACCCGAAAGAAATAGTCTCTCCTGAAACAGTGCCTACACGCGCTTCAAACCGACCACTGCTATCCCCGCCAACTATGACAACCCTGTCATTTGTGGAATCATAGACGGCCCCCGGCCCATAATCAAAAACATAACTAGCTTCAAATGCGGTTCCTGCACTAGGACCGCCCCCAGTGGCACTTATTTCCGTCACATCACCGTCTGCCTCAACAATCAAGGGCTTGCCTGCGGTAATCGAACCGCTGGCTTTGGCCTTAAATCGTCTTGGCAGCGTGTCGCCTATAGTCTTCATTCTTTAATCACCAGCTCAGTAGCGGATATGGCTGTGCCAGCCAAGACAGACGGGTCATCTGCTGTGGTGCTGAGTGTGCCGTCTGTTTGTACGAAGTATTGCTGACCTGCTGTGAGGCCGGTCTGGTTACGGTCTATACAGCCGACTATGGCAATGGTTGATTGTTCATTTTCTGCGTATGTATCATCAGCAAAGCCAATGAAGTTTTCGGAGGTCAGAGCAGGGCCGGGGTCAAATGCCACCACCGTGGCATAATTGCTGTTTCCAGAATCAGGGTAAACAAAAACATAGACATCCGCGTTTGTGTCGTACACTACCGTATGTTCTCCGCCGGGAGCATCGCTGTCGATTTCGGTGGGCCCGCTGAAACTGACACTGGTTCCAGAAATGGTTGCCTCGTAAAAATCCGCATCGGTGCTATAAACGAAAACGCCCACTTTGCCAGTGTCTGGATTGAATGAACCAGATGGGAAGTACCCCACTTCAGTGCCTGTGTAAACCACAGGCGACCCAAAAGAGATGCTCGTCCCCGACACCGTGCCGACTACTGCCGTGCCGTAGTTGTTGTTGTTTTCATCCGCATACACAATGAGCACCTTGTTGTTCGTAGTGTCGAAAGTGGCGTTTGTGTCTCTGGTTTGAGCGGCCTCAAAAACAGTGGCCGAGCCAAAAGAGATGCTCGTCCCCGACACCGTGCCGACAATTCCAGTACCGTGATCACCAATGGCGGCATCCTCATAAGCAATCACCACCTTATTGTTTGAGCTATCGAAAACTAAAGAACACTCCTTAGTGCTTGCGGCTTCAAACACTACCGCACTTCCAAAACTTATTGACGTTGAGCTAACCGTCCCAACACGCGCAGTGCCGTGGCCGCTATTTCCTACGTCTCTGTACCCAATGACCACCTTGTTATTGCTTGAGTCAAAAGTGCTACCTATATCTGAAGTGTTTGCGCTTTCAAATACAACGGGCGTTCCAAAGCTGATACTTGTCCCCGAAACGGTGCCGACAACGGAAGTGCCATAATTGGTATTGGCCTTGTCACGATAACTAATAACAACCTTTTCATTAGCTGAATCGAAAGTAATTGATATGTTGTCTGCGCCGCCTGATGAAAACTGCACAACAGAACCCGCTGTGCAGGTGGTGCCAGAGACCGAAACCACAAAAGCCTTTCCAACATTGCTGTTGCCTTCATCAGTGCAAGCCACAACGACTTTGTTGTTAGTGCTATCAAAAACTGATTCGACAAAATTTACGTTAGAGGAGATTACAGTTATCGCAGAGCCTAATGTTGAACTCGGCTTTGTAATTTTACCGTCACTCTTGACCAAAACCGCGTTGCCAGCCGTCAACGCTTTATCTGCCGTAGCGGTGTAGTAGGCATCAATGATGTTGGGGTCTTTGCCAAGAAACTTCATGGCTCAGACCTAGCTGATTTCTTCGTAGCTGACAAAAACCTTGAGATCGTTTGCGGCGCTGGCGGTGGCGCCGATACTTTTATCCTCTTCCAGATAAAACGCCGTGTTCTTGTCAAAGGCTACAAGCGTCGAGTCTTGTGGCACTGATACAGTGCTAAGCAATTCCGTAGCTGTCCCGCCGATATCGTCTTGGGAGTAATAGGCCAGAGTGATATCTGCCGCAACGGAGCCATCGACGTTTGCGACCAGAATCGAATTGATCTTGAAAACCTTGCCAGAGCTTGCGGCGTTGGAAACCACCGCAGTCGCGGCGGTAGAGGTCAAGTTCACCACCGCAGATTTACCTGTGATAGTGGCGACATTAACAATGTTTGGTGCGGCCATGAGTTATCTCCTATCCGAAAACGATGGCCATTGCTATGGCCTTGCCCGTAGTTGCAAAACTGCTAC